CCCGCTTTGCCCGCGCCACCCGGTCCCGCCGCCGCGGCCGGGCCCGGGGCGCCTCCAGCGCCGCCCGCCGCCCCGCCGCGCGTGCCGCTGACGGTCAAGGACTTCGCGGTCGAGGCGATTGAGCTGGCGCGCAAGAAGGCCAAGGCGGCGGAGACGCGGATCTACGACTGGATGACCGAGACGCAGTATCGCGCCGAAATCCGCAAGCTGATCGCGGACTCGGCCCGCATCGGCGTCGGCGTACTCAAGGCGCCCACGCCGCGCTCCAAGCGAGTCATGGCGATCACCAAGGGCAAGGATGGCGGCGTCGATCTGGAGATCAAGGAGAAGATCATCCCGGCCGGGGTATGGGTCGATCCGTGGAACATCTTCCCTGCCCCCGCGTGCGGCGAGAACATCCACGACGGCGACTATGTGTTCGAGCGTGATTTCATGTCCTCGCGGCAGGTGCGCGGCCTGAAGAAGCTACCCGGCTACATCGCGTCCCAAATCGACCGGGTGATCGAGGAAGGGCCGGACAAAGCCGGGCTCGCCGAAAGCGGCAGCAGCAACAGCGGCGGGAAGAACAAGGGGCGCTACACGGTCTGGTATTTCTACGGTCAGCTCACCCGCGACGAGATGCAGGCCATCGACCAGGCGTCCGGCAAACCGAATTCGGACGACGGCACCGACAACCCCGACGAGATGCACGTCATCGTCACGCTGATCAACGACAGCGTAGTCCGCGCCACGGTCAACCCGCTCGACAGCGGATCGTTCCCCTATCACTCGATGCCCTGGCAACGGAGGGCGCAGCACTGGGCCGGGGTCGGCGTCGCCGAGCAGATGCGCACGCCGCAGAAGGTCACCAACGCCGCTCTGCGGGCGCTCCTCAACAACGCAGGCAAATCGGCAGGGTCGCAGTTCGTGATCGACATGGCGGCGATCCGGCCCGCCGACGGGCTGTGGACGATCACCCCGGACAAGATTTGGGAGAAGACCAACGACGGCCCTGCGGATGTCCGCCAGGCGTTCATGGCGATCCAGATCCCCAACGTGACGCAGCAACTAATGGAGATCATCACCCTGGGCGAGCGGTTTGCCGAGGAAACGACCTCGATCCCGCTGATTGCGCAAGGTCAGAGCGGCGCAACAACCCCGGATACGTTCGGCGCCGCGCAGTTGCAGAACAACAACGCGAACCAGCTCCTGCGGTCGATCGGCTACGCGTTCGACGACTACATCACCGAGCCGGTCGTGCGGCAGTTCTACGAGTGGCTGCTACTCGACCCGGACGTGCCGGACGAGGAAAAGGGCGAATTCCAGATTGACGCGCACGGCTCGGCCGCGCTGGTCGAGCGGGCCATTCAGGACCAGTCGATCGCGCAAATGGGTGCGATGGCGGCCAATCCGTTATATGGAATCGACCCGAAGAAATGGGCGCGGCTGTTCCTCAAATCGAAGAAGCTCTCCCCCGATGAGGTGATGTATTCGGAGGAGGAACAGGCGAAACTCGACGCTGCTCCGCCGCCCGAGGCACCGGCCGTCACGGTTGCCAAGATCGCCGCCGACACGCAACTGAAGTTGGGCGTGATGCAGCAGCAGGCTGACCAGCAGACCGCGGCCGAGGAGCAGAAGATCGCCGACATGACGCACATCCTCGAGGGCGGTAAGGCGCAGATCGAGCAGCAGCGGGTGCATGGCGAGCTGACGCTCAAGGCGCACCAGATCGACATGGAGCACCAGCGCGCTCTGATGGAATACGCCAACCGCATGAAGATCAGTCTCGACCAGGCCAAGGCGGCGCTGGCCAAGACGGCGATGCAGCTACAGACCGAGCGGGATCTGAACGCGGCTAACAACGCGCACGAGATGCGCAAGCACCGGACGCCTGGCGCACCCAAGCCGCCGGTTCAGGTGCCGGGCAGGGCCGCTAACGGGCAGGCGTTCTCGCAGGCCGGGCCGGTGCAGTGAGGGGCAGTCTGCAATGATCGCGATTGAAATCCTGGGCGGGGCTTTCTGTGGCACCGTGATTGCCTTCCTCGCATGGGCGTTGATCCTTCGACTGTGATGGAGCCATTCGAGCTCACCGCCAACGACAAGGCATCGTCGCTCTGGCTCCGCCTCCGTGCCCACCTCGACGACCGGCTCGCCGCCGCGCGCCTGCGCAACGACGGGGCGTTGTCCGAGTACCAAACCGCGTCCCTGCGCGGCGAAATCAAGACCCTCAAGCACATCATCGCGCTCGGGGATGACCGGCCTGACATGACCGGAGACTAGCAGCCACCGCAAGGCGCCTGCGTAAACGGAGCAACACCAACAATGGCTGAAAAGGAAACTCCCGCACCGGAGCAATCCTCCGACACGACAGCGGCTGAAGACGACGCTCGCGAGAATGCCGAGTTCGGGGCAGGATTCGAGGGCGATAAACCCGCAGCAAAGCCACCGGCCAAACCGGAGACGCCCGCGCCCGCGGCAACCCCACGGGAAAAGGCGCCGGAAACGAAATACGTCCGGATCACCGAGAAGGACTGGGCTGACGTCAGAGCCGCCGCCGCTAAGACGGCGTCCTACGACCAGCAGCTTTCGAAGGCGTTCGGGACGATAGGCAATCTGCAAAAGCTGGTCAGCGGCTTCCAGGCCCAAACCCCGGCCGGACGCAAGGTCGAGATCCCGAAGGACGCGTTCGCCGCGATGGAGCGCGACTTCCCGGAGTTAGCGCAACAGACACGCGCGGCGATGGAAGCGGCGCTTCAGGGCTACACCGGAACCGGCGCCGCTGACGCCGACCCGGCGAAGCTGGAGAGCATGCTGGCGGCCTACACCAGCCGCCGCGAGATCGAAGCACTGGAGGACGCGTTCCCTGCGTGGAGAGAAATCGTCGGCGCGGTGGACGTGACGCGCCAGGCTCCCGATCCGAACAACCCGTTCCGCCGCTGGCTGGCCACCAAGGACGTTGCCTACCAGACGCGGATCAACGGCTCGGAATCGGCCTCGGTAATCGGCCGCGCCATTCGTGCATTCCAAAAGGAGACCGCCGCCGCGCCGAAGGTGAACGGGACGCAACGCGACCTCGTGCGAGCCGACCGTATCCGAGCGGCGGTGCAGCCCCGCGGCGACAACGCTGGCGTTTCCTCCGGCAAGTCAGACCAAGACGAATTTGAAGCGGGATTCAATTCCCGCTGACTAACCCGCGCTGCCCGGCCATTGACCGGCGGCGATGAGGACACACCGCAAGGCGCGTCCATGACGAAGCAATGCTTTCCCCGCTGAATCACAGGACACCCCTCACATGCCGATGCAAAATTTCACACTAACACCCGGGCGGATAAATAAATTTAAGGGCGAAATACTCGCTCACGCGGTGCCTTTGGAGGTGCTCGGCAAAACCGGCCGGCAGATCCCGATGCCGCGCAATTCCAGCGACACCTACGTCGCCCGGCGCTGGCTGCCCTATGGCGCGACCGCGACCAACGCGACAACCATGAACGCCTATTTCCAGTCGGGCACCGGCGACCGCGGCAACACCATCACACAGGCGCACCAGATCCAGGAAGGCGTGACACCCGCGCCCGACAGCATCGTGCCGCTGGACATCACCGTCGTCGTGCAGCAGTTCGGCTGCCTCTACGGGTTCACCGACAAGACGTACGATTTGTATGAAGACGACATCCCGAAAGCGATGATCGAGCAGATCGGCGAGCGGGTAACTTTCGTAAACGAAATGATTATTTGGGGTGCGCTCCGCGGCTGCACCAACGCCTATTACGGCGGCGCGGGCACTTCGATCGCCACCGTGGCGGGCGGTCTGACGCTCGGCATGGTGCGCAAGATCGCCAAGAATTTGCAGGCGAACCACGGCAAGCCGGTCAACAAGGTACTGAAGTCCGGCCCGAATTTCGGCACCGACGGCGTCGCCGAGGGTTACACGGTGTACTGCCACACCGACCTTGAGCCGGACATTCGCGATTTGCCGAATTTCGTCCCGGCGGAATCCTATGCCTCCGGCACGCCGCAGGCATACGAGGTCGGCAAGTGCGAGCGGTTCCGGTTCATCACCAGTCCGGATCTGCCGTCGATCCAGGACGCGGGTGCCGCGATCGGCGCAACCGGGCTGTATTCGACGACCGGCGTGTCGATCGATGTTTACCCCTTCATCGTCACGGCGCAAGACGCCTGGGGCCAGATCGCGCTGCGCGGCAGGGACAGCCTGTCGCCGACGTTCCTGCCGCCCGGCGACAAGAGTAAATCCGATCCGCTCGGCCAGCGCGGCTATTCGGGCACGGCATGGTGGAAGGCCGTGATGATCGAGAATCCCGGATGGATGGCTGTTGGTTACGTCGGCAGCAAGGTCCTGGTGTAATCAAGTAAAGGAGCCTTCCGATGCTTGATAC